ATCCTTAGGAGCTTGTGATAAAGTGCGCTGTTGTTAGGCTGAACGAACTTGCTTGCAATGATGTGCACGCGTGCATCCTAGCTGTAGTCAGCAAGCTGAAGGCGAAGCACTGACTTGTTTTCGCTGAACTCACTTTCATGGATCTTGACCATCTTCTAGTTCATGACGATCTCCCTGATGCACTTTCCTACATAGACCAAATGAACATCACAACCTATTTTGAAGGCGATGACGAAGACAACTGGGAGCCTGTCGATGTTATATCGGGGGTGTGATGGAAGAAAGCCAATTTGACCAGCCTAGTGACTCAGACAAAGAGATAGTCTCCTTTGTTGTTGACCATTGTGACCGCTGGAGGGACTGGCGAGACACCAATTATCTGACCCTGTGGGAACGCTACGAACGATTATTCCGTGGCGAATGGGCCGCTGAAGACAAAACTAGAGAGTCTGAGCGTAGCCGAATCGTTACCCCTGCTACTCAACAAGCCGTAGAAACTCGCCATGCCGAGATCATGGAAGCCATCTTTGGTCAAGGCGAATACTTTGACATTTCTGATGATATTCGGGATGTCAATGGAAGCCCCCTAGATGTGGGCATGATCAAAGCTCAACTGATGGAAGACTTCAAGCGGGACAAAATCCGCAAGTCTATTGACCAAATTGAGTTGATGGCAGAAATCTACGGAACTGGCATTGGCGAGATCATTGTCACTACCGAGAAAGAGTTTGTTCCCGCTACCCAGCCTATCCCTGGTCAGATGGGTCAAGCAGCCATTGGGGTGATTGAGAAAGACAGAATCGCTGTCAAGATCAACCCCATCAACCCTAAAAACTTCCTTTTCGACCCCAATGGAGCGTCTATCGAAGAGTGTATGGGAGTTGCCATTGAGAAGTATGTCTCTATCCACAAAGTAGTTCGTGGACAAGAACAAGGCATCTACCGCAAAGTAGAACTAGGCTTAGATTCCCTTGATGACCGCCTAGAGCCTACCCAAGAAGTCACCCAATACCAAGACGATAAGGTCAAATTGCTGACCTACTATGGTCTGGTTCCCCGTGAGTATCTTGAGCAACTTGAGACTGAAGGCGCTGAAGTCGTTGACTTATTCCCTGAAGACAGTATTCAAGATGAATATGCTGACTTGATTGAGGCAATCGTAGTCATTGCCAACGACAGTATTCTCCTCAAAGCAGAGAAGAATCCTTACATGATGAAAGATCGTCCTGTGATTTGCTATCAGGACGACACTGTGCCAAACCGCTTGCTTGGTCGTGGGACGATTGAGAAGGCTTACAACAGCCAGATGGCTATTGATGCCCAAGTTCGTACCCACCTAGATTCCCTTGCCCTGACCACCAGCCCAATGATGGCTATGGACGCAACCCGTCTGCCTCGTGGTGCTAAGTTTGAGGTTCGCCCAGGCAAGGCAATCTTGACCAATGGCAATCCTAGCGAGATTCTGTTCCCATTCAAGTTTGGCAACACGGATTCTGGCAACATCACGACTGCCCAAGCCTTTGAAAAGATGCTTTTACAGGCTACTGGGACTCTGGATTCTCAGGGCATGGTCAGCCAAGTCTCTAGGGATGCTGGCAATGGTGGCATCAGCATGGCTGTAGCCTCCATCATCAAGAAGTACAAGCGCACTTTGGTGAACTTCCAAGAAGACTTCTTGATTCCGTTCATCCAGAAAGCCGCCTACCGCTATATGCAGTTTGACCCTGAACGCTATCCCACTGTGGATATGAAGTTCATACCGACTGCAACTCTTGGCATCATTGCCCGTGAGTACGAGCAACAGCAGTTTATCTCTCTACTTCAGACTCTTGGCCCGAACACACCTGTTCTGCCCTTGATTCTGAAGGGAATCTTGAACAACTCTAGCCTGACAAACCGATATGAACTGATGGCGGCTCTTGACCAGATGTCTCAGCCCAATCCTGAAGCTCAACAAATGGCTCAACAAAGGGCGATGCTTGAGATGCAAGCGTTACAGGCTCAGGCTTTGGTTAATGCAACTCAGGCAGAGCAAAATAGGGCTGAAGCATCGAAAACGATGGTTGAGACTCAGCTTCTACCAGCAGAAGTTCAGGCTAAAACCTTGTCTGCAACGACTCAGAATCTGCCAAACAGACCTGACTTGGCACAACAAGAGTTTGATCGCAGGACAAAGATTGCCGAATTGATGCTCAAAGAAGCCGACATCAAGAATAAGTCGAAGATTGTTGAGATGCAGATGGCTGAAAAGAGCCAGAAGATGACTAAAATCGAAGATGAGTTCTTAAAGCAACTGGTTGAGGGGCTGAAGTAATGGACATCAACGATCTTGAATCCAAACTAGGTATTCAAGGCTTGTCCGATGAAGACAAGTTAGCGTTGGTGTCTCAAATTCAGGAAAATATTGCCAAAAGGAAGGCAGAACAGACCACTTCTAACCTTGCCGAGCATACAAAACTCGTCATTCGAGCAATCAAGAAGATTGAAGAAGACTTAGTTTCTAAGTTTGAGGCACTAAACGGCAAAATATCCACCAAAGTAGCGTCACTCAAAGACGGTGCGCCTGGAAAGGATGGTCGTGATGGACAAGATGGTCGTCCTGGTCGTGACGGTGTTGGAAGTGTTGGCCCTGCTGGTGTCCCTGGGCGTGATGGGCGTGATGGTTCTGATGGCACTTCCGTCACAAACGCAAGAATTGACTTTGATGGGTCACTCGTTATCACATTATCTGATGGGCGTGAAATCAATGCTGGAGAAGTAGTCCCAATAGACCTCGCAGAACGCATCAAAGTCATCACCAATGGCGGTGGAACTTCCCAGTATGTTTTAGATACATTAGCAAGCCTACAAACTCAAATTGATGCTCTGACAAAAGGACTTGCTTACCAAGGCACATGGAATGCTTCTACAAATAATCCAACTCTGGCTTCAAGCACTGGCACTCAGGGTTATTACTATGTTGTTTCTGTTGCTGGTAGCACGAACCTTAATGGCGTAACTGATTGGGGTGTGAACGATTGGGTCATCTTCAATGGCTCAGTTTGGCAAAAGATTGATAACTCAGATTTGGTTTCATCTGTCAACTACGGATATTTCTGAAGGAACAAATCAGTATTTCACCAATGCTCGCTCCCGTTCTGCTTTGAGTGCTGGAACTGGTATCACATATAGTAGCACTACTGGTCAAATCACTAATTCAGCACCTGATCAGACTGTTGTTCTGACTGCTGGAACGGGTATCAGTACAAGTGGCACATACCCAAAC